ACTTTTGTCCCGAAGCATGTCCATAACCCTTTTACTGATATCATCAGTCTCGGCAACAGGAACACTAGAACCATTAGATGGACCTATTCCACCTTCAGCAGACTTGGACTTGGTAGTGTCATCGTTATCATCGTCATCACCATCAGCGGTATCGTCATTAGTACCAGCATTGACGGTAGTGGTAGGAGCATCATTTCCATCTTCTTCACCTTTATTATCACCAGCAGAAGGATTTCCCTCACCAGTTTCTTCTTCACCATCGTCACCAGTATTGGTGTCATTGGTATCGGCATCTGTACCAGAACCCATTCCACCAGCACCAGAACCATCAGTTTCGGCAGGCGCACCAGCATCACCATCATCAGAAGCTTCTTCTGAATTCGATTCTGGATTTTCTCCCATGAACTTGAAAATTTCTTCTGCAAGCGACAGAACATCTTCTTCAGTCTCGACAGTCGCAACCCGATTCATCAGGGGGCGTTCAGTGTCAGAGAACGGAATAGAAACATCACCTGTCTTATATAAGACGTTGATACGATCAATAAAACCGAAAGTATCGATACCACGATCCTTAGTCCCGAAGAAATCCTTCTCGACTAAATCCTTATATCCACGTTTGAAGACATTGACCAAGCCGGGATATTTGCGTTTTGCAAATTTCTCGATACGGGCATCTTCAATGATATTAACAAACGAGTGATTGATGTTACGGGCTGCAGCAGCTTCTAGCATGTCCAGAGGCGTCCACAGTGCGTGACCTACTTCATGACCTAGCATTAGATCATGTTCTGCATTAGACATCTCCTCATCCTTCCAGATGGGGAGACCTAGTTCACGAGTTTTGGAATTGAAATATGCAGTTTCCATCTGCTTATATACCACATTGATATCTTCTTCAGAGAGCAATTTGGCAAGTGTCGATTTATTTTTCATCATATATAGATCCTAACATAGTCAAACAGGTTTTGTCAAGTAAAATCGACATGTCCTAAACTTCCCAAAACATCTTGGTGGCAGGACACCATTTAACTTCGATATCAGTACCCTGTACAGTCATCTTATCAGACGTTAGGGACAGGGTCATTACCGTGTCCCAAGCAAAGGTGCGTTTTTCTTTAGTCATAGCAGTCATATTCATTTCCTTAGTTCTCATTATACATAGATCATACCATACTGGCACAAGTTTTGTCAAGAAAATAATTTTTGAAAAACCCTTTAGAATCAATGTCTTAAAAAAAAGATCTTTTTTTAAGAATCCTTTAGAATCAATGACTTAGCGTGTACGATTCTTCTTGACAAAACATGTATGGGTATGGTATGATCTATATATAATGAGGAATAAGAGATGACTGTTGAATTTTTACTGTTTTTGATCCTAGTGGTTTTGGTTGTAGCTGTGCTCCCGAAGCTGGTTGGATTCGTATTTAAAGCGCTGATTGTTTTCTGCGCTCTAATTGGTGCATTATTGCTAGTTGAAAGTATTTTGTCTTGATTGAAAGAAAAACCTTGACAAAAGATGACCTATGTGCGATAATGGTTTATAAATTGAGAAAGAGAAAGTTTTATATATGATGTATCTATCACCACGAAAGCAATTGTTTGTCGATGCCGCTTCAGAAATGTTCGGTAACGGTGCAATTATTTCCAAATCCATGATGAAAGAAGCTGCCGATAAATGCGGTGTGCCTCTGCCATATTGGATGCAAGACAAGTGCAAGGTTGGTTATAACCAATTCAAATTGCCTTCAGAAGGATCTCCACAAATAGTAGAGAACGCTCCTGCCGCCTCAGAGAATGTTGGGACAATTAATTTGGTTGCGACTAATATGGACAAACAAGATTTGGTTCCTGCCAAATTTGAAGGGTTTGTTGCTTGGGGTAACTACTCCACACTCAAGAAGATTGTTTCTTCTAACATGTTCTACCCTGTCTTTGTTACTGGTTTGTCTGGTAACGGTAAGACTCTGATGATCGAACAGTTACACGCCGAAGCTAAGAAGGAATTGATTCGGGTGAACATCACCATCGAAACTGATGAGGATGATCTGCTCGGTGGGTTCCGCCTTGTGAACGGTGAAACCAAGTTCGTGCCTGGACCTGTTATTGAAGCGATGGAACGTGGTTGCACACTGCTCCTTGATGAGTGTGACTTAGGTTCAAACAAGTTGCTTGCTCTACAGCCTGTCCTTGAAGGAAACGGTGTTTTCTTGAAGAAGGTTAACAAGTGGGTTAAACCTAAAGATGGTTTCAACATCTTTGCTACCGCCAATACTAAAGGTAAGGGTTCTGAAGATGGTCGCTTTATCGGAACGAATGTTCTGAACGAAGCATTCCTTGAGAGGTTTGCTATTACGATTGAACAGCCCTACCCTACTGCTGCGATTGAGAAGAAAATCGTTATGGGTTCCATGACAAAGTATGGTGCTGTCGATGAGGAGTTTGCTAACAATCTAGTAACTTGGGCTGAAGTTATTCGTAAGACTTTCTATGATGGTGGTGTAGATGAGATCATCTCGACTCGCCGTCTTGACCATATCTCAAAAGCGTTTGCGATTTTCGGTGACAAAATGAAGTCTTTGGAACTGTGTGTTGCTAGGTTTGATGATGATACCAAGGAGTCCTTCCTCGACCTTTACACTAAGATTGATGCTGGTATCTTAGAAACTGAAACTGAAACTGAAACTCCTACTGAAGAAGTTTCAGTGGAAGAAGAATCAGCGTTCTAAAAAATATAGAAATAGGTACTTGACTTTTTATGTTTAATACCTATATACTATAGAGACAGATAGCAATTCGTAAGTCTATCGAAGGGAGTTTTGGTTGGTTCTCCTCAAAAACCAACCATTTTCGCATTGCCGATTTTCGGGATGCATAACGTAATCTTGCTTAATAAGGAGAAATAAAATGGTTACAGATATGAGTGCAAACAAACTAAGTCTATTCGACAATTTCAATCAACTTACACCCTACGCAGTGGGGTTTGATCGAGTCTTTGATCAACTCACTGCATACGCTACAAACAATGTAACGTCTACAGGGTTCCCGCCTTATAACATCCGAAAGGAAGGTGAATATAATTATGTCATCGAAATGGCACTTGCGGGTTTCGGTAAAGATGATATTGAAGTAGAAGTCGCTGATAGTACTCTATCAGTTCGTTCTGCGAAAGTCCCTCTTAATGAGGATGTATCAAAAGATGATACAGTTTACCGTGGAATTTCACGCCGAAAGTTTGACAGGAAATTTACTCTAGCAGAAGATGTGATAGTAAATGGTGCTGAACTTGCAAATGGTATGTTAATTCTTGAGTTGGAACGAGTCGTTCCAGAAGCAAAGAAACCTCGACTTATTGATATTAAGTAGAGTAATTTGGACAGGGGACTTGACAAAAAGTGCCCTGTCCTTTATTATGGAGATATTATGGGATTAAAAACATTCGACAAATGGCCAGACGGCAACACTACAATTGATAAGAAACATTGGACTTCTGATGAACCTATTCCAGAAGTAGAATCATCTGAAGATTTTAAAACGCCTCCCGAAGAGGACGGTGATAACTTAGGATTGAAAGTTGCTATTCGACCTATCAATGCATTCAGTATTATGCGGGCAGAAGTGCCTCTAGAAATCATTGATGAAATCAATCAACACATTGATAGCACAATTTTACCTAACCCAAAAGATTTTAGTAACGGTTTGGTAGGACAACTCAAAAATGATGAGAAGTCCTGTCAAGTTGAATTTCCTTTTGACGATGATGTTGGTAAGATGTTCAAACAGATTCTTGATCAATGTGCAACCACATTCTTACACAATGCATTTCAACGAGAAGCAAACGCTGATGCAATTCAGTGTTGGGTGAACTGTGCTTATAAGGGTGACTACAATCCTTATCACTCGCATGGTGTGCAGACCATGGCTGGGTTATCAGGGTTTCTCTGGACTAAGGTTCCAGAGTGTATTGCTGAGAAACCAAATTCTGTACCCAACATCAACAGTGCAAGTGGTGGTGTAGATGGATTTACACATCTATGCTGGGGACATAATGATATCAGGGATATCCTTATGTTAAAACCACAGACAGAAGAATATGTTAAACCAGAAGTAGGAACGATGCTTATTTTCCCTAACTGGTTGAAGCATGCTGTAATGCCTTTCTATGGGGAAGGTGAACGTAGAAGTATCGCATTTAACTGGAACGTGCATGACACTGAAACAGAGATGCGAAAATATATGAGTGAACGTGAGGAAAAACAATTTGACGAAGAACTTAAAAAACGGAAATCAAGTGATTGAATACAAGTATGGTGAAGACAAAATTCTAGAAGAATTAAAGTCTTATATTGACGGAACTTATGACCAGCACTATAGTCAAAATAAGTTTCAAGCAACAGAATTTATCATGGACAGTGGACATGGTGAAGGTTTCTGTATCGGCAACATTATGAAATACGCACAACGATACGGAAAAAAGAACGGATACAATAGAAGCGACTTGTTAAAAGTTGTTCACTATGGTATAATGGCATTAAATAATCATGATAGGAGTGACACGAATGAAACTGAGTAATGGAACCAAGGAAGTATTGAAGAACTTTTCTACAATCAACCAGAACCTTGTAATAAAGGCGGGTAATCAAATTAGTACAATGTCCGCCATGAAAAATATAGTAGCGAAAGCAGTTGTGGAAGAAGATTTTCCACAGGACTTTGCTATCTATGACTTGAATGAGTTCCTTGCAGCTCTATCCTTATTTGTAAAACCTGACCTCGATTTCAAAAAAGATTTTGTGGTTATTACAGAAGACGGTAGTAGTAGTAAGTTTCTTAACTATTGGTTTAGTGATCCATCAGTGGTTACTACACCGAAGAGTGATATCAGTATGCCAGAGACAGAGGTAGATTTTACTTTCGATAGTAAAACTTTAAATGATATACAGAAAGCTGCAGCGGTGATTAGCGTACCAGATATGTGTCTGGAAGCGATGTCTGCTGGTAAAGCAATCTTGAAGGTGACGGACAAAAAGAACTCGACTGCAAATGACTATGCAGTTGGTATTGACGTTACCAATGCAGATGGTAAGGATGTACCTTACAAATTCTGGTTCAAGGTTGAGAATCTAAAACTACTGTCTGGTAGTTACGATGTGAAGGTGTCCTCTAAGAAGATTAGCTTCTTTAGGAATACCAAGGTTGATATAGAGTATTTTATTGCTCTGGAACCAGAATCCGCTTATAATGAATAACTTGAAGGAACTATATTATGTCAGACATTTTTCTATGGGTAGAGGAATACCGACCGCAAAATATTAATTCTTGCATACTACCAAAGGCACTAAAGAAGACGTTTTCTGAATTTGTCCAGCAAGATAATATACCTAATCTTATATTAACTGGTGGAGCCGGAGTTGGTAAGACCACCGTTGCGAAAGCAATGCTTACCGAAATGGGTTGCACCTATATGATGATTAATGGTTCTGAGGAGTCAGGTATTGACGTTCTCAGAACTAAGATTAAAAACTTTGCTTCTACTGTCTCTCTTGATGGTGGACGTAAATATATCATTCTTGATGAAGCAGACTATCTAAACCCACAGTCCACTCAACCAGCCCTAAGGGGGTTCATGGAAGAGTTTCATAGGAACTGTGGGTTTATTCTTACATGCAACTATAAGAATCGACTGATCGCACCATTGCATTCTCGTTGTAGTGTGATAGAATTTCAGATCCCCAATTCAGAAAAACCTAAACTTGCTTCATCCTTTATGAGGCGAGTAGAAGAAATATTGAAATTGGAAGATGTGCAATTCGATAAACGTGTTGTAGCTGAGGTCATTAATAAATACTTTCCAGATTGGCGTAGAGTCTTAAACGAACTACAGCGATACGCATCTTCAGGTGCAATTGATGCTGGTGTTCTAGTAGATATATCTACTGTTAATATTGAACAATTAATGCACGCCATGAAAGAAAAGGAATTTACTAATGTTCGCAAATGGGTTGTCAATAATCTTGATAACGATTCTGTACGCCTCATGCGCCTTGTTTATGATAACCTGTACAATTATGTGGAGCCTAGTAATATTCCCCATGTTGTTGTGGTCTTGGGTGAGTATCAATACAAAGCGGCTTTTGTTGCAGATCAAGAAATCAACATGTTAGCATGTATGACTGAAATTATGGCGAGGGCGAAGTTCAAATGATATGTGAAATTTATGATGACGTGCTAGAATCGCACCAAGCAGAATTGATTCAAAGTCAAATAAAAAAAGTACATTGGAAATATGATTATAATTCTAATAGGAAAATAGGAATACAACCGCACTGGCATGTCTTTTGCGGTGAAAATGTAGAGTCTGCAACCACATCAGGTTATGAATTTCTGTTACCTATTTGGGATGCAGTACAACACAAATATAAATTAGAAGAGAAATACAATATAGTTGGTTGGAAGCGTTTGTATTTGAATGCACATACCAATGGTGTAGAACCTCATATGCATCGTGACGATGGTGACTTTACTATGATGTACTATCCACGAATGGATTGGAAACCAGAGTGGCTTGGTGGTACTGCAATTTGGGATAATGAAGGTAAAAATATAGATCGTTATTGTAATTACATAGGTAATCGTGTTCTGATTTTTCCTGCTCAAAATAATCACCAAGCAATGCCAGTATCTAAGTTTTGTTATGAATTACGACCTGTTGTTGTATTCAAACTTTTTGTTGGTGATATGAATTTAGTGGAGGATCCTAATAGTGACAGACTCGACTTCTATAAAGATTGAGTATCTACGAAGTTTAGGTAGCATGGAGGTATCCCATTCGGGGGAAAGCTTGTTTGACCATCTCTTTGGTGTACAGAAGAACCTAAGAGATATGGGAGCTCCAGAATACTTACAGGATGCTGGATTGTTTCATTCTGTATATGGAACAGCTATATTTAAACATCAATCTACCACTGATAGAGATAAGGTGAGAGAACTTATAGGTGAACAGGCAGAGGAAGTAGTGTTTACGTTTGGTTCCATACCCAAACCTAGACAGAAAAATATACTTGCAATGAAACCATCTCAATTGAGACATGACCTGCTCACTCTTAATTTAGCAAATCAAGATCAGATGGATGACAGGAGGCTTAAGAAATTCGATGTATGAATTAAAGGATTATCTCAAAGCAATTAACCAAACCAAAGAACCTTTACTGGACAGCGAGGATGAAGATTGGAAAAAGAAATACGCCCCATTTATTGTTAACAAGTGTTTAGCACCATTTCCAGACACCATATTGTTAGTTAACGAAATTAACCAACTACATCATGTAGATAAGAAACTGCAATTTGATTTTTTACTAAATAGTCTTAGAGCACGCAGTCGGTATGCTCCTTGGTTGAAGGCGAAGAAATTAAAAGACTTAGAATATGTAAAAGAGTTTTATGGATATGGTAATGCAAAAGCAAAGTCTGCACTCGATTTGCTGTCTGACGAACAGCTTTCCATCATAAAACAAAAATTAAATAAAGGTGGAAGAAATGGAAGAAGTTAATTGGAAGCAGGATAGTATGCTTGAGGTGGTTCTCAAAGAACCAGATGACTTTTTAAAAGTCAGAGAGACCTTATCCCGTATTGGTGTAGCCTCCCGAAAAGAAAGAAAGTTATTTCAGTCCTGTCATATACTACATAAACAGGGACGGTATTTTATTGTCCACTTCAAAGAGCTGTTTGCATTAGATGGTAAACATGCTAACTTGACAGAGAACGATATTTTTCGCAGAAATACAATTGCAAAATTGCTATCAGATTGGGGATTGGTGGACGTTGTTGCACCAATTCTAGAAGAAGAGCTAGCGCCATTGAGTCAGATTAAGGTACTATCCTTTAAAGAAAAAGATGAGTGGACGTTAGAAACTAAATATAATATCGGTAAGAAAAAAGAGGATTGACTTTTCTTACCTAACTGTGGTACTATTACATTATGAGATTTTATACCAATGTTGTCCAATGGGGCAACCAACTACTAGTTCGGGAAATTAATAACGGAGAACGTAGGGATTTTCGGTTGAAGTATCAACCTACCCTATATGCGAAAGTAAAAGATCGCACTCCGTATAAAACCCTTCAAGGTGATTACTGTACTCCTATCAAGCATCCTTCTATCAAGGAGGCTAAGACATGGGTAGAACAGTACAAAAATCAACCTAATCTAATTTACGGAAATACTCAATACGCATACTCGTATATGAACGAGTCGTATGATGACCCTTGTCCTTGGGATAAGGATGATATTCTTATTGTCACAATTGACATTGAAGTGAAATGCGAAAATGGGTTTCCGAATCCAGAACAAGCACAGGAAGAAATGCTATCCATTACTATGAAGAACCAACAATCTAAAAAGATTATGGTTTGGGGTATTGGTGAGTTTCAAAATGATCGTCCTGATGTAACTTACATCAATTGCGAAAGTGAAGTACATCTCTTTAAAGAGTTTCTTGTCTTTTGGGAAAAACATCATCCTGACATTATAACTGGTTGGAATACAGAGTTCTTTGATATTCCATATATTTGCAATCGCATAAAGAACTTGTTCGGTGAGGATGAACTGAAACGTCTATCCCCTTGGAAGAGTGTTCAGATGCGTGAAGTCTATCAGATGGGTAGGAAGCATCAAACCTATTCTATTATGGGTATCACTGGTTTAGATTATCTCGATCTTTACAAAAAGTTCACATACACTAATCAGGAACGGTACACCCTAGATCACATTGCAAAGGTGGAGTTGGGTGAAAGTAAAGATGGTAATCCATTTGAAACTTTCCGTGAATGGTATACCAAAGATTATCAATCGTTCATTGAATACAATATTCAAGACGTTGAGATTGTTGATAAACTAGAAGACAAGATGCGTCTAATTGAACTTGCCCTTACGATGGCATACGATGCAAAGGTAAACTTTGTAGATGTGTTAGGTACAGTTCGGTATTGGGATATTCTGATACACAATTACTTAATGAAGAAGAAGGTTGTTATCCCTCAGAAGAAAGAGGGTGAAGAAAAGTACGGTAAGTTTGAGGGTGCGTATGTAAAAGACCCTCAAGTGGGTATGCACAAGTGGGTTATGTCGTTTGACTTGAACTCACTATATCCTCACCTTATCATGCAGTATAACATCTCACCAGAAACTTTGGTGAATGGTGGTGCAAAACCAGTAGATGGTATGGTAGACAAGTTACTTAAAGGAAAAGCAAAGAATGATACAGAATATTGTATGACACCAAATGGTGCATTCTTTCGCAAAGACATTCGTGGATTTCTACCAGAATTAATGGAGACAATGTATAATGATAGAGTCAAGTATAAGAGACTTGCTCTCGAAGCTAAACAAGAGTATGAAGACAGTGGCAACAAAGATATCCTCAAAAAGATATCCCGTTATGACAACATCCAAATGGCAAAAAAGATATCGCTCAATAGTGCGTATGGTGCAATTGGGAATAATTGGTTTAGGTATTTCGATTTGTTGGTTGCTACTGCAATTACAACATCTGGTCAGTTATCTATTCGGTGGGTTGAAAAAAGTCTTAACATATATCTTAACAAATTGCTCGACACTAAGAACCATGATTACATTTTGGCAGCAGATACCGACAGTGTATACGTCAGTTTTGACAGATTGGTTAATAGCGTCTTTAAAGAGGGAACAGAGACTTCAAAAATTGTTACCTTCTTGGACAAAGTTTCAAAAGATAAGCTGGAACCACATATTTCTAAGTCTTATCAAGAGCTTGCTAAAGTAACTAACGCCTACGAACAGAAGATGGAAATGGGACGTGAAGCAATTGCTGACAAAGCTATCTGGACTGCTAAAAAGCGTTACATTCTAAACGTCTATGATATGGAAGGTGTGCGGTTCAAGGAACCACACTTGAAGATTATGGGTATTGAAGCAGTCAAGTCTTCGACCCCTGCCCCATGTCGAGAGAAGATTAAAGAAGCTCTGAAGATTATTATGGACGGTGATAGTAAACAGTTGAATAACTTTATACAAAATTTCCGTGATGAGTTTATGTCTCTTCCACCAGAAGATATTGCATATCCTCGTAGTTGTAATGGTATTCAGCGATGGAGTGGTGATTCTCAGTTGTTCAGGAAAGGTGCCCCCATCCATGTCAAAGGTGCCATCCTTTACAATCACTTAGTTGAAAAGAATAAACTACAGGACAAATACCCTATCATCCAGAACGGCGATAAGGTTCGGTTTCTACATTTGCAGCAACCAAATATATATCAGTCATCTGCCTTTTCTTTTATAACTTCAATGCCAAAGGAACTTGACATTTTTGGTAAAATAGATTATGATACACAGTTCGATAAGAGTTTTGTAGAACCTCTTAGATTTATTACAACCAAAATCAATTGGTGGATTGATGACTCGTATGGAACTCAGGGGACTTTAGATGGATTCTTCTAATATGATGATAAGCGATTCTTACATACGACTATACGAAGGTGCATTAGACAAGACATTCTGTGATGGTCTAATCTCACAGTATGAGTCTACCCTTACCACAGAAGCAGACAAAGTGAAGAGTCTGTCCATATGTTTTCG